CTGGCGAACCTTATCCATTGCCCACAAGCTCAGTTCTTTTTCGCCAGGTCGTGGCTTTGCCATGTGGGAGAGCTGCCCCCATGCGCGGCATGGTGGGTGATACACGCCAGGTACACCACCCGGCCAGCTCAACGCATCACGGTCGGCGTCGTAGCAGTCGCACCCGAGCGCGGCGTAATGATTGACTTTGCGGACAAACAGAGCGGCGACCATTAGCAGCCCCAGCCAATGACCCATGCGGCGGCTTCCCGCAACTTGGGTTCAGTGATGAAAACCTGATTGACGGCGTAAGAGGACGACGCGCCCCGCTCTTCCATGGCTTCGAGCCAGTAGCGAAGAACGAGGACGCGGCGGGCGTTGTCACTCATTGCTGTAATGACCCATGGAAGGCCATTCAAGAAAGTTCCAGCAGGTCAAGCCCTCGGGGAGCATGTGACACATGCGCCGCCATGAACCATCCGGCCCGGTGAACATGAAAAGCCCTTGGTTTTCCGTTGGGCGTGGGGTTCGAGGGAACATCAAATGCCCTCCCCGCCCACTGGCTGGCCGTTGGCCGTGTAAATCACGTCCATGCCTTCGCTGTGGGGTTGGTGGCTTAGGGTGACGGTCAATCCGTCAACCTTATGGAGTGTGTCGCCCTGCTGCTCAAAGAGCAGGGCGAGCAATGCAGATTGCGCGGCGACGAGCCGGGCGGCGTGCATGGCCTGTTCCACGGTCAGACCTTGGCGGCTGCGGCGGTGGGGACCAGCTTGGTTAGCCGGGGCGATACGGCAAGATTGCCGGAGCGATCGACATAGAACGATTCGGGGGCGAGGGTGTATTCACCAGCGGGATAAAACAGGGCTGCACCCTGTTCGTTCTTTTCGAGGATGATTTCGGTTTTTTCTGGATAGGGGTTTTTCTTGCCGTCACGGCCATACGTGTGCACGTAGACAGTTTGGAAGTTGAGGGAGTAAGGTTTGCCGCTTGCTTTGGCATTGCCGCTTTGGTTGCGGACTTCGGTCGACGTCACCGATACTTGAATCATGTTGAACTCCGATTTAGAACGTTTACAGGTTGTAAACAGCACGGAGTTTCGGTTTACAAGGAGTAAACATGCAAGACAAAAAAACCCTAATTGACAAAGCTTCGGAAATATGCGGGGGTGATGCTGCCCTAGCTCGCCGTATGGGAATAAGTCGTGCTCTGGTCTCCTTGATGAGGTCAGGAGATAGAAAAATCACACCAGAAACAGCGGCAGAGCTGGCCGACATTGCGGGCGATGATGCGCGTGAAGCGGCGATAAGTGCGCTACTTGAAAACGCAAAAGGGACACGCCGGGAAAGCGTCTTGCGTGAGATTTTGGGAAAGGCCCTAGCCGCTGGCGTGGCGGGGATGTTGGTTTTTTCTTACAGCGGCGACTCGATTTCCGCTACGAAAACGATAGCTAGAACAGTAGACAGCTTATACATCGTATCTAGTCGCAGAATTTGGCGCAGGGTGCTACAGCAAATCGGGCGCATTGTCAAAGCATGGTGCGTTTCACCGCAATCAACACCACGACCGCCAGGACGAACAGCGCCAGCTTGACGAGGATTGCCCGCCATTCGCGGGCGTGCTTTGCCCGCTGCCTGTCAGCCTCAGAAATGCGAAAACCGGCCCGTTCAACGTAGCCGGTTTTTTTTCGCCACCAGTCCCTGTACCAATCGCGGTTATCAGATGCCATGGGCCGATGGTATTACATGAGCGCCTCGCGCAATACCCGGCCCGCTGGGCCAAAGTTAGAGCGCCTATGGCGCATGTACGCGCTGCCGCGCGGCGTCTGCTGCCCGTCATAGTCCGCGCCCTGCATCGTTCCACTGATTTTTTCGCCTCTTCGGCCAACAGTACACCGGGCCGCGCCCTCCATTCCGGGTATTCATAAATCGAGATTTACAAAGCTTCCCTGCATTCCGGTCGCGTCCCGGTGTCCTTTATGGCACGGCGAAAAACTCAGCGGAACGGTGCAAGCAAGAGCGGCTTGCACGGGCAACAGACAAACGTTGTCCCGGCTCCAAATCTAGCAGCCCGGTACAAATAGGAGAAAGTCATGATCGCAGCGAACTACAGAAAGCACCCCGAAGCGATGGCACTGCAAATGGTTTTGCCGTTTGGCCGTGCTCTGGTGTGGGCTCTTGATCGCCCGACTACGCGGGCTCTCCGAGCGATTCGCGCAGCGCGTGCGGCTGCGTTCAAGGCTGCGGGCCGGGTGGCATACCCTGAAAAGAAAACGAGCCCTGCATGGGCTCGTGAAGCTGCCAAGAAGGCCCGCGAGCTGGGCCGATTGGTAAAGGAGGCTTGCCGGTGGCTGTGCTAACTTCGGCGGTATGGATTCAATAAGCTCAGTGCTGGCAATGTTCCAGCGTTACCCATGGTTGGTGTCGGCTGGAATGGTGATCCTGGCGGCAGGATCATGGGCGATTTTGCGTCGGCTATCGGGTTCACGGCGCGCCCGGTGGGCGCGGGGACTTCGGTTGAGGTCGGCAAAGGAGCAGGCCCGTTTTGAGCCGGTACAGACGGTGTATTCCCCGAAGGGATACCGGAGGCCACGGCCTCGGCCTTGACCGGCTGCGGCTTGTTGTAGTGGTCAAAAACCGGGGTTTGAATGGCCTTGCGGCATTCATCGGAACTCATGGGCAGCGGTGTGCCCTGCTGGGTGAAACACTTGCATTCATCGCCCTTGCAAACGCCACCGGCCAAGACTGGCATGTTGACAATCTGGCGCAAGGCATCGTAGGCAGGAGCAGATTCGGGAACATGGGAGACGCGAGGGTTGAAGTCGACGCGGTCGTCGATGTAAGCCAGCTTGGCGGGTTCCGGGTTGGTTTGAACAGCGTTGCGGGTTGCATCGCCCGGAGCTGGTGAAGTGGTCAGGGGTTTGATTTCAAGCGGGGCGATTTTTTCGGAAATCTTGCCGAAAACAGACCACGCGAGATAGCCGCAAAGAAGAAGCGCCAGAAGCAAAACAATGACGACTTTTGGAAAAGTGCGAACGGGCTTTACATGAATTGAAGCACTTTTGTATTGACCGAATACACGTTTTGGGAGCTTGTATTTTTTCTTGATGGGTGCGGTTTTCCAACCGGTGCGGCAGTTGTCGGCGGTCTCGGGCCATTCATACCACCAGCGACCGAGGAAACCTATATCACGTAGGTGGATGTGACGACCGACGAGGGCACGAACATTCGAATGAACGAGGTTTGGCCCTTGGGTGATGATGTAGAAATCAAGGCCGCGGTGGCGGTGGGTTTCAAGCTTTGCAATGTGGTCGGGGATGCGCTGGCCGGGGCCACTGGGACGCCAGATGGTTTGGACTTCGTCGATGACGACGATGGAGCCATCGGGGACGGTGTCGGGCCATGTGGCAGGGTCTACCAGTTCCTGATGGTCAATGGACAGGTCAGGGATGCCGTGACAATAAATTGCCCGGTCTTTGCCGAGCTGGGTTAAGAGATCGACGAGGGCGGCGGTTTTGCCCGCGCCGGGTGCGCCTGTGATGAGAGTGATCATGTGCCGCTCTGGAGTGCGAATTTCTTGAGAACAAGCCAAGCGAGGCCGGAGACAAGGCCACCGGACGTAATAGCCATGGCGTCAAAAAATCCGGCCATTGCGATGATCTGCAAGACCTCACCGCCCATGCCTTGGAAGGCAGTTTTGGCGGTATCGATTGCACCGCGCAACGCGGTTTCGGCACCGGCATAGGTGACAGTGCCGATACCGAGAGAAGCAAGCACGCGGGAGAAGATGGGCCACGTTATATCGGATAGCCATTGGGCGATTGATTCCATTTAAGACCTCCTACCTATTCCCATGAATGTGAATGCGGCAGTGAGCCATGCAAGGCCCACGATGACGGGTTTCAGACCGGTGGCGAAATCACAGAGAAGATCGAAGGGCATCGACAAAGTGAGTCCGGCCACCTCGACCGTGCGAGGCGGCGGGCAGCTTCCACCAGATGGACCGAAACCATTTTCGGGAGCAATGGTGAGGGTCTTTGTTTCGTTGGGAACTGGGGTGGCTTGCCCGGGTTCACCGAGCTTTGCGCAAGCGACGATGTCGGGATGCTTTTCACAAAGGCTTTGCTGTTCCTCGGGTTTCGGTTTATCGGCTGGGTCGGTGCCGGGTTCAGCATCGGGATTGGGTTTAGGCGTTGCGTCATCTTGAGGACGGATTACCGGCTGATGATCGACGCGCCACGGTTGGGAAGGTGTGGGACTAGGTAAAACTCGGGTGCCCGGCTGCGTGTAGGGCTGATTGTTTGGGCCGGGTGCGGCGTTGGGGTCGTAATTGGGATTTGGAACCGGATCAC